CCATACATAGATTGTTGACGTCTCTCTTAGAATCAGGACGTTAAATATGATTTTAGAAAACCCGAATTTCACCCGTCGGTTAATGCATAATTTTATATGAATTTTACAATGGCTGATTTTGAGTTTTCAGTTGCTTAGAGCTATAAAAGTATTGTATTGTTTATATTTAATTTTGTTAGGTGTTTCTTTATTTTACATTTGTTTTAGTTTTAAGTAAAATAATTGTTACCATGACAACCTCTCAAATATGTTAGATATGTATTATGATTTGAAGTTGTTAATTAGAAAATGTGAGAAGTTTTCTATAGGGACTAAAGCTTTTGATTCTCAAAGTCTCGTTTTGGTTTCTCCTGTTTTTCGAATTAAAATCGGGGAACGTTTCTATTGTTCGTTATACAATACTTTCAGATACGAATATTAGTCTTTTGATTATAATATTACATAAGTGCGTGCACTTCTGATCGTAGTTATAAAATAAAATGGCGAAATGAACACAGTTTACTGTAAGTAAGATTAACCGATTTCAAATATGATGTCACAAATAAACAAAAATATAACCTATCCTTCTACTTTGTTGTTGAACACTTTGCAAAATTCTTTCTTTGAATATGCTATTTGTAATTCAACTCGTAATGTTGACAAGCGTGCTGTACGATGTCAATATGGTGACGACTTTTTGCTTAATTATTCTGGTGAATTGGTTTATGTTAGACCGATTTCTCAGTCTTATGGCCTTCGATTTGAAAATAAACGAACTCATGATAGGGTGTCACTATCACATGATGATGATGAATATGTTGTTGCTAGAAAATTGTTACAATTGTCTGGCGACGTTGAATCCAATCCAGGACCTGGATCCGATTTTAAAGCATGTATGATTCAAACGTGTGTTGGTGCATTTTATTTTGGTACTGAAATTAAAGATTTTGTAGAATTTGTTCATGATTTGAAGAATTGGGATATTAATGATGGTATGGATTATGATTTTAATCCTATTTTGTTCCAACCCACTGACCAAAGGATGTTTAAATTTATGTCACAGATTATGTGGGATGAAGTTAAAATATCCGCTATGTTCCATTTGCCTTACAGATTTGCCCATATGTTAGAGGATTTAGATGTTACATCTGAATGGTCTATTATGGAAAGATTGTTGATGTTGGCAGGAGATGTAGAATTAAATCCTGGACCTGTTCAATCGCGCCCCGTATATATTCGAAATAACGACCCTAGATGTATACGGTTGGAAAAGGCGCTTGAACGAAAAGATCAGAAAATAAAATCTTTGATTAAACATTTGAGACAACAGATTAAGAAAAATAAAATTTATACTCAAGGTTTGTTTGATACTGTTCGTGATACCAATTTGCAAGCTGGTGAATTAAATGGAAATCTTAATAGAATTTGTGATTTTCTGGAGAATAATTTACCTACCATACAATCAAATATTCAGGCTACTATGTTAAATTTTACAGATAAAACCGCTAATATTAAGGAAGATTTAGTTAAGTTAGTTATTTTACTTTTAATTGTTAGATTATTAATGACATGGGAAAAGTATCGTACTGCCTTGATTATTATTTTGATTTTTATAGTTAGATTTTATGGTTTAGATAAGAAGATTGTTGAATTGGTTTTGGAACTTAAACAAAAATGTACCAGGAC